TTTACAAGTGTTTTATTAAGTTCTTCTTTCCAACTTTCGCCGTATCGTTTCTTATATTTATCTATTGTGTCACCTTCATTGGCAAATTTTTCAATATCTTTTTCATCTATCTTCATAGTGTATCGTCTAAAATTCTGTATCGGTTGTCCTGGTGTCATTGACATAGTGTGGTGAGCAGACTGATCTGTACCTATTTCATAGTATTCTAGTAGTCCTACTCTAGTTAAAACATCTTGAAACTCACGATATCCAACTCCAACTTGTCTTGCTATATCTGCAGCAAGTCCATATTTGTCTTTAACAGACTTCATTTTATTTTTAAATATCTGCATACCTATTGATACTGCCTTACGATCAACTGTTATACTTTTTAAGTAATCAGTCAGTTTACCACTTGGTAGTTGAAATTCTTTAACAAGTTCGTCTATAATTGAATCTTCTTTCTGCATTTCTTTTGTTTTCTTTTTCATCTGATCAATATATGTACGATATATCTTTGCTTCAGCAGACTTACCCATCTCTTTTGCTCTTTGTTCCATTGCAACAGCAGCTTGAATTTTGTGGGCGTGTGTCTTACCTGAATTTTTTATCTTGTTAATACTTGCTCTTGCAGTTTCTACATCTTTGAATCCTAGACCGTGTATTGTGCCTTTTGGATTCTCGTCTGTATATAAGTCAGAATGTTTATCTGAACCTGCAGGTTGACCTTTCTTTCTAGGTATTCTTGGTGCCTCATCTAAAGTTTGAATATCATATAACCATGCCTTCTTAATTAGTCCGTCACAATCATATGATACATAATTAGAACCTCGTCTAATAATCATACCTTTAGAACCATCCATATGTTCTACCATATCTCCGATATTAAATATTTTCTCTTGATGATATTCTTCTCGTAAATCGTTATTAATAAAGTTAGTAAAACTTTCTACTCTCTCATTAATACCCATTCCTTTTTTGACTGCATTGAATAGTGCCTTACTATCTGTAGCAGATAGACCTTCTACACCTAATTTGAAGTTTCTATAATCATCATTCTTTGCCATCTCTCTCATTTTACTTGCACTCATACCAGCAACACCTTCAGCGTCAGGATCTCTTTCGCCAGATGATACAACTTTGATAGATTTATAATTGTAATCTGTACCATTGTATTTGTCTGCAAGTTTTTGAAACTCATTAATTCTATCGCTACCAGCAATCATAATAATTTCGCCATACATCTTATCATAAAACTTTAGTATCTCCATGAATGTTCTTTGTGTACCTCCAGCAGCCTGTATCTTATTCTGTGGAAACATCTTTTTCATAAATTTAACTTTAGTTTTTACATCTAATGGATTCTTTCTTTTGTCAGTAGAGGCACTAGCATAAACAATGTGATTAGCATTATTCTTTCGGGCTTGTGTAATCACTTCCTTCATAAGTTTACCGTGGCCAGTAGTAGGAGGGTTAAACCTACCAAAAGCGAAAATCAGTTTGTTGCCTTTATCTAATGCCTCGTTGACTGCCCTAGTTTTACTTTGGGCATGTTCGTTTCGTAATGAATCTATTTCAGCATCTGAAACTTCTCCATCATCTAAAATCTTTTTACATTTTTTATAGAATGTTAGATAGTGATATTTCTCTAACATTTTGTATATAACATTTTTAGGTAGTCTATTCTTAATACCAAATGTTCTAATCTCGTCTGGTGTCATATCGGTATCAAATGCTGATCTTCTTTCAGCGTCAAGTAAATCACCCATATCAATTATATCTTCTAAACTGTTTTGTATTTCTTTTACTTTTAAATCGAGTCTATCTTTTAGATTTGTAACCTCATTAGGTTTTAATTCTGTTAGTTCATCATAGTCAATTATATCTCTTTTTAATTCACCTTTAACAACATCTAATTCTTGTACTTTCTTTTCAAAGTCTTTAATATATAAATCTATATCAAATACAAAATCTTCTGGTCGTTTGATAAACTTATTACCTCTAATATCAAATACTGCATCCGCCTTAGCATTTTGATCTTCGTAAGTTTTCTCGTCTGTAATAAAATAGTAGTTGACAGGATGTTTACTGCCTGGTATTTCTTTACCTTGAATATTGTCTGGATTTTTAGAAGATAAAAACTTTTTAGATAATCTTAATCTTTCATCTTCTGCCTTATCACTTGGTACATCAAATAATACATTGATATCTAAGTCAGCGTCATTTCTATATCTCTTTGTAAGAATAGAACCAATCAATGCAATTCTGATAACAGGATACTCTGTTTCAAATTCTTTAATCTGATCTTCGATCATATCTAGTACTGATTGTTTTATTTTAGGATCTGAAGTATCAGCGTCATCAAATACAAGAGGAGCATATGTACTTCTAGGAATATCAATAATAGATTCTCTTAACTGTTTAAATGTTTTCATTTTCTATACCTTTAATAATCTTATCTGCAATATCTTCTGGATCTGCACCTTCTGCTTTTATCTTTAAGAATGTTTTATTAATATCATCTGAACTGTCTTTTTCTAATTGTCTTAGAACTGGACCAGTTTCTTTTTCATACACACCTATTCTATTCTTAATAATTTCTGGTTTATCATCTTTTCTACCACGAGCAGATAATCTTTTAATAACTTCTTTTTCCGATACATCAAGAAAGACAACATAGTCATAATTTATATTTTCTTTTTTCATTATAGATAACTGTTCTGAATTTCTAGGAAATCCATCAAGTATGTAACCTTTTCCTGTATCAGGTTTATCTAGTCTATCTTGTAATGCTTTCATCACATATTTTATAGGAACTAGATTGCCAGAGTCCATAATCTTTGCAACTTCTGGATTTGTTTTTTGTAATTCCCTCATCATATCGCCTGTATAGATATGAGGTATATTAAAATGTTTACTTATATATTTTGAGTAAGTTGATTTACCAGAACCAGGACCACCAATCATTATGATACGAGTCATAATGGTATCAATCTCAATCGCTTCTAGAAATTGTTTTAGTGTTTTCATTATCCTTTTACCCAATCTTTTGCCATCGTAAAGTTAGCACGACTAAACTCTAATCTATCTACAAGTTTAACTGCACCACTCTTTTTGATTGCAACATATCCTTCTGGATTTGTAACTTTATATCCATTCTTCGTTCTTAAAAATGAACCGATACTTTGTATTTTATTTAACTTATTTAATAATAAAGACTTTGCCGTTTGCATTGTAATATAAGTTGCAACTGCAAAATACAATCCATCTCTATTTGGTCGTAATATCTTCATACCCACTTCAAGTATTTCTTCATACTTTTGTTTAGTGGCAGCTGTTTTCTTACTATTTATTTCTTTTTTTAATCTATCTCTAAAATACACTTCAAAATTATTTGCAAGTGCTCTAGTGTTCTCAATCTTTTGACCTTGTCTTATGTATGTATTGAAAAATGTTTTAAGTTGTACACCAAGAGATAATGGTCCTTTATCTTTTTTAAGTTTATCAATAAATGCACCCGCCTTGTAGGCAGAACCTTCTGCCATTTTAATAACATTATCGAATGACGCTTCTTCATCTGAACTAAAACCTGGGTCTTCAACTTGTTTATAACTAGCGTCATCAAAGAATACATTTTTATTTTTTCTTAAAGAACTAACACTTGCACCAAAACTCGCACTTAGTCTTTTCATTGTCTTACCTGAATATGAAGTGTGAAAGATAATACCAATCTTTGCATTTTTGATATTGGTATACATAGAACTACCAAATAGTCCAGTCTTAACTACTGGTACTGCATATGTGATTGTGTTAGGAGTAAATATGATTGAAGGTTGTCCGCCAACTTTTGCCATCTTCTTATCACCACTAGTGAAAAGTAAATCGCCTTGAAGAACACCTTTAATACCAAGTGATGGAAAATACTTTAGTGCTACTTTTAATTTATCTGCAAGAGCACCACCGTGATTACGAGATATATCAGAATTAGTATAGTTGATTTTAGGAGTTGCGTTGAATATAGATTTAGTGCCGACAAAGAACTTGCCGTTTTCAGGATTGATACCACAAAAGATAGCAGGTGCACCATCCCATTTGACGGAGACATTTGACCCACCAGATCCGCCTTGCAACATCTTTTTAACAGACTTTAAAAACCCTATTGAATTTCTTGCACCAATACTTCCATTATTTATTATTTCGTCTTCCAGATGTTCAAGATGAGTATTCTTACCTTCGGTAAGATATTCTTGAAACCTTTGCATTTACACTCTTTCCATTTAATAATATTTACTTTAATATTTATATTATAACATATTTCAATCGGAAAGTCAAGCGTTTTATCCGATTTATTTACTTAATTTTGATAAAATATGTAGATATATCTGTATTTGAAGCTGCATATCTTAACATTTCAGTAGCAACATTACTCGCTGCTTTCTTACTAGCTGATTGCATAGCGTCTATTAATCTTAAACCCATATATTTTTGCCATGTAAAAACACCACCCTTTTCGTCTAAATCTTTTTTAAACTGAGCAAAAGAGTATCCTTTAGAAACTTTAAACTTGGCTACTTTTGATTGTTTATTAATGTACTTAACATATGCTTCATACATAAATTTATAATCACTAGTTTTTATTTTGTTAAAAGTAGTTTCTTTGAAATCGTTTGTTGTTCCAAATATGTTTGTCCAATTCTTTATTTTTGCATTTTTCAAATAATAGTGAACATTTCCACCACCAATTTTTCCACCTAAAGCACCTGTACCAATAATATTTCCTTGCCATCCTGTGGTTGTACCAAATGCTCTGAACTGAACATCTTGACTACCCATATATAAATAAACATCATTTGAACTAAAGAAATTTCCTGTTTTACCATATGAAAATCCATCATATGCAACCTCGCCATCTTTATAATTTGATCTGTCTTTTGTATTAAATTCTTGTAATAGTGCTTTTTTAGGGTTGCCAGGTTTCTTTAATGAAACAGCAAGTAGTGTTGCTTTTTTATCACGACCATTCTGTCCAGCATAATTCAATATGCATTGTTTTAATTCTGCAAAAGTTTTACACTCTTTTAATGGTTCAGTTTCAGGAGATAAAGTTGATAACCAAATATCACCTGGATTCCACTTATCATTACTAAATGATCCTGGAGCAAGACTATCATTTTTCTTATCATCAGCTTGAGCAACTGCTTTTGCTTTATACAAATTACTCATAAACTTTGAACCTCGATGACAATAAACTGTACCTGAAAATTTATCTTTATACATACCATAAATTTTATTTGCTGTATTAAGGTAAACATCTTCTTCAAACCAATCTTCAGGTCCATCTTTTAAAAACTGAGCTAGTGTAGAAGTTGCATAAACATATTTTGCTGCTTTTGTGAGTTTTGCTGGTGTACAATCTTTTTTTGTTAGTTCACCCTTAACTATATTAAATGCTAAAGAGCAATAGTAAGCACATCCTGATTCTGTTGGTCCAGTATTGTCTGCTTGTTTTGCCCTTGACCCTCCACCACCAAGGTCTTCATCTTTAAAAATTTTAGTGATTGAAACTGTTTCTTGTTCTGACGATTTTTTTGAATTCTTTTTCTTTGTGTATATTAAATTATACGGCCAATTAGATACATTGGGTTTACCTCCCTCTTTTGAAGAAAGACTTATACCATAAACTTGCTCACCCCCAGCTTTATCACCCAAAGTAAAAGGTATTCCTTTATCTATTTTCTCATGGACAATATACAGTCTAGTTTTACCTGCATACTTACCAGAACTAGCTACTTCTAACCCTGAACCACCTATAAAATTTGATTTTGATAATGACGCCATATTGCTATTTATATAACATTATGGAAGAAAAGTCAAGCGGTTATTGATTGTTTATATTGCCGAGTGTGAGGAATTTGACAACGCCCCCATTGGGTTCCCATTGTCTATGTTTGTTTTGATGTTTAGTTATTTTGTCTGTATCTTCTCTAAAGAAGTTTTCACATATAATAGATCCTGTGGGTTTCTCAATACACTGCCACAGGATCTTTTTATTCTTTTTAACCATTACGGTTTCATAAGACAACTTAATATTTTTTTTACTAAGTTTCTTTTCTTTTTTAGAAGAACTGATTTGTCTGGATCTGGATAATCTCATTCTTTTATTTCTTGTTAGATTCTATAAGTGGATCGTATAATCCTACTAGCGTTCTATACTTACTTTGAGCAAGTGTTAATGCTTCAACTTTCTTTTCAACTGTTGATATATAATCTATATGTTCAGCAACACCTTGTGGATTGTCAAAGAATGTTCGCAATTCTGCCTTACCCATTTCAATATCTGCTTCAACTTTTTTTATTAGTGCTTCTTTAATCATATTTATTCTTTCTCCGAAGAGTCTGCTTACGCAGACTCTTCCGTTGCTGGTGCTTCATCAGCAGGTGCTTCACCATTAGTTACTGGTGCTGCTTCTTCTGTGATTTCAGCGTCTGCATTAACATTGTCTGTTAAGTGCTTTGCATAGTGATTCAATACAATCTTTGCTTCATTGATTTGAAGATTCAATTGATTGATTCTGTTTTGAGCATCCTGTGCTCTTACGATAGCAACTTTAGAAGCGTCATCTAATTTTTGCTCATCATATTGTTTGTCGTTTATAGTTACAGTCATTTTACTGTTCCTTTCTTTGTTATTAATTTATAATTTTACTACATCACTAGCGGACATTTTGCCTCGCTGTTCAGTAAGTTCGTATGTGATTATATCACCTTCGTCAATACTAGATATATTTGACGCCTGTAATGCTGAAATATGCAAAAATGCATCCTTAGTTCCATCATCAGGTTCAATAAACCCATAACCTTTTTTAGTATCAAACCATTTTACTTTGCCTTGTGCCATTGTGCCTCCTTTCTAAATTTTAAAGTCTGAAAACTTACCCTGCTTTTCAAACTTACTTGTTATAGTAGATGACTTGTCTTGTCCACTATCTACTAAATCTTCTTGAGCGATCTGTTCTACATCATACAGTCGCATTTTAGAACGATCAACACCAATGATAAACTTACGATTTAAAGTTGGGTCGTTATATCTATTCTTCAATTGTTTAACCAGTATCTGATTCTTTTCTTCAAGTTCTTCATTTGATATCAAAGCAAACATAAAGTCTGCTGTTGCAGGTAAACCAAAACTTTCAGATGTATCTTCTAATCCTACATCACTACTTACATAACCACCACGAGTCGTTTGAGTTGCAGAAAAGATAGGTATATCATTTTCTACTGCCAAACCTCTAAGTTCTTCAGCGATTGATTTTATGTATGTGTATGAATTAACATTTGAACCTGCTTTAAATCTAGAACTTGCACATATATTTAAATAGTCAATAAACACAATATCTGGTTTAAAAGACTTCTTTAATGCCAGTTCATTTATCAATGATTTAAAATGACCTGTGTGAGCAGAAGCAGTTGGATATTCTTTTATAATCAATTTACCTGTTGTCTTACTTTGTAGTTTATTTATCTTAGTTTCATACATTTGATATGGTAATTCTTCTAAATCACTCATGCCTACATTCAATAGATTAGCGTCAATTCTTTCTGCAATTCTTTCTTCTGCCATCTCCATTGTAATATATAAAACATTCTTACCTTGTAATAAGATTGAAGAAGCAAGGTGTGTCATAAACATTGTCTTACCAACACCAGTACCTGCAAGACAGATATTCAAAGTCTTACTTGGTATACCGCCTCTTGTTATCTTATTAAAATAGTCTAAGTCTAATTCAAGTCTTTCTTCTTTTGTCCTATAGAAATCGAATCTTTCTTTTGATTCTTCTAAATAATCATGCCCTACTTTTTGGTCAAACGATACCGCCAAAGCATTCGATAACATTTCTGGCAAATATTCTGGAGTATGTTGTTTATCTTTACCATCAATAATCTGAATACCTCCTAATATAGCATTATGTATCGCACGGTCTTTACAAAACTTTTCTGTTGTTTCAACTAACCAATTTAAATCTACTTTAGTAGGATCTAATGATGATATAATATCTGTAATCTTTTTGTATTCATCTTCATTAACAGTTTTGTTAGAGTTGATTTCAATAGATAAAGATTCTTTTGTCGGAAGATTATTGTACTTAGAAACAAACTTTTCAATTTCATTGAATAAAATCTGCTCATGTCTATCTGAAAAATATTCAGGTTTTAGAAAAGGTAAAACCTTTCTTGTATATTCTTCATTATGAATTAAATTTTTAAGTGCTGTAGTTTCAATTCTTTCCATAGTTATTCTATTGGTTCCAATTCTAGTTGCATTTTTTCAGACTCAGATTGCTTTTGTTGTTTCATTTGCTCATCTAATAATACAACTAATATATCACCTAGATGATCTATGAAGTCTTGACTATCGGTGTCTGCCATGATATTATTTTCAATAACAGTATAATCAAACTGCATGGGCAAAGCACCTTCTGGTGTCTTTTTAGATTCATCAGCAAATCCTACATTACCATATTTGTAAACTATACTTGCATACGGTCCACTAATGAGTTTAAGTGCTGTAAAGTCCTCTCCAGGTTTCTCTACAAACACAT